CGACCCCCGGAACCAGATGGATATTACGGTGATGTTCGGAAAGTATCCGCCCATCATCAAGCTGATCAGTCATGACGGCACGGAGAGCTATCTGAACGAGGAGAACCTCGGCATTCTGGACAGCGTGGATATTGACCACGCGACGGTGGAGATCCGGCCGTATAACTGGGAAGTGAACGGGAAGCAGGGAACGAAGGCATATGTCCGGCAGCTGCTGGTCTATGCCCGGCCTCCCCGCAGGGCGCTGAACGGCGGATTCCGGAATGAGGAAGAGGAGGATTTCTGAGATGAGGATTGAGATCTGTGATATTTGTGGTGTTGCTTTGGATCAGGACAAATTCAATATGTTTGAGAAGTGCCCGAACGGATTCTTTGATCTTGAGTTTCACAGGCTTGTAACTGACGGAGGGAAGCCGTCCGGATGGCACTACGATTCTTTCCACATGTGCCCGCAGTGCCTCGCTGAGGTTAACCAGGCTATTTTTGAAAAAATTAAGCAGATCCAGGAAACCCAGTTTCATCCGACAGCGGTTGTTCGGATCAGTAAGTTTCTGCCGGAGCCGGTAGAAATTAAAAACGGTTTTCCTTCGCCTGTGTGCGGATGCGGCAGAGCTGATGATTGAACTTTATCCCCACCAGCAGGATGCGGTCGCCAGGATGCATAACGGCTGCATTCTGGTCGGCGGGGTGGGCACGGGTAAAAGCCGGACGGCTTTATATTACTATACGACCAGGGTCTGCGGGAAAGGAGGCGCAGGCCCTGCTCTTTTTATCATCACGACCGCGAGAAAACGGGACACAAAGGACTGGGAGCAGGAAGCAGAGCCGTTCGGGCTTACGGGCTTTACCGTGGACAGCTGGAACAACATTCAGAAATATATGGATATTACGGATGGCTTCTTCATCTTTGACGAGCAGCGGCTGGTCGGGACAGGAAAGTGGGCGAAGGCCTTTCGGAAGATTGCAAGGAACAACCTGTGGATATTGCTGAGTGCAACGCCGGGAGACTGCTGGAATGATTACGCGAATGTTTTTATTGCCAACGGATTCTACCGGAACCTAACCGATTTCCGGAACCGGCATGTGGTATATGACCGGTTTTCCAAGTATCCGAAGATCGACCATTACGCCGGGATTGCCCAGCTGATGCGGGAGAGAAACACCATTCTGGTGCAGATGCCGTATGTCCGGTCGACGGTGCCGCACGACGAAACCCTTTATATTCCCTACGACAAGGAACTGACGAAGCTAATCTGTTCCACACGGTGGGATCCCTACAAGGACACACCGATACAGGATGCCGGAGCGCTGTGCTATGTGCTGAGGCGGGCCGTGAACAGCGACGAAAGGAGGATTGAAGCAGTACGGGGTATCATGGAGCTGCATCCGAAAGCCATTATATTTTACAACTTTGACTATGAGCTTGCGATGCTGCGGAAAATGGCGGAAGAGTCAGAGACGCCGTGCGCCGAATGGAACGGGCATCGGCATGAGCCGATCCCGAAGGATGAGCGGTGGGTCTATCTGGTTCAGTATGCCGCCGGAGCGGAGGGTTGGAACTGCATTGAAACGGACACCATGATATTCTACAGCCAGAACTACAGTTACAAGTGCATGGCGCAGGCAAGCGGCAGAATTGACCGGCTGAACACGCCGTTTGTGGATTTGTATTATTACCACCTGATGAGCCGGGCGCCGATCGACCTGGCCATCCGCCGGGCGATCAAAGAGAAGAGGACATTCAACGAGAGCAGCTTTGTGACCCGAACACAGATTACGCAAAAAAAACACGCCCTCTAATAGAGAAGGATGAGAATGCGTCTTTTATGGCGTGTAAAAGGCGTTTTCAAACATGCCTTCTCTCTTTTTGTCCGTTTGTAAAGGAGGCGAATGGATATTCTTGAAAGAGTATTTCAGTCGCGGCTGATACGGAAGATCAAGAAAGACCTTCCTGGCTGCATCGTGCTGAAGAACGATCCGAACTACATGCAGGGGTTTCCGGATCTGCTGATCCTGGACGGAGACAGGTGGGCAGCGCTGGAAGTTAAAAGAGATGCAAAGGCCAAGCATCAGCCGAATCAGGAATTTTATGTTCGGAAACTGAATGAAATGTCCTTTGCACGTTTCATCTACCCGGAGAACGAAAGGACGGTACGGAATGAACTTTATCAATCACTCAGAGCTGGCCGGAACGCACGCGTTTCTCAGTCCGAGCCAGAACGCATGGACAAACTACACGGACGAAAAACTGGTACAAAGATATTTGTCAGCCCAGGCAGTCGAGCGGGGAACAAGGCTGCATGAGTTTGCCGCGGAAGCGATTCAGCTGAACCGGCGTCAGGCAGGGCGGGACACGCTGAGCCTGTATGTGAACGACGCCATCGGATACAAGATGACGCCGGAACAGACTTTGTTCTATTCGTTCAACTGCTACGGCACGACAGATACAATTGCCTACAGGAGAAACGTCCTTCGGATACACGATTTGAAGACCGGCGAAGTGGAAGCGCACATGAAGCAGCTGGAAATCTATGCCGCGCTGTTCTGTCTGGAGTACGGGCGGAAGGTCGGCGAGCTTCGCAAAAAAGGTTATGGCGATAATGATATTGCGCGGATGCTGGGCGTCAAGGTGAACGAGCTTCACTTTGAGCCCGAAAAGATGGACGACATCATTCTGCGCATCTATCAGTTTAACGAATTCAAGGAGGAACATCCTGATCCTCTGGAAATTCGGAGCCTGATGGACATCATCGTGAACCATGACCGGGTGCTGGAGAACGTGAAAGCGGAGGATTAAAACATGAATAATGATATTCTGATGAGCGACGGCCTGTATGAAGAACTCGTTCAGGACGAGCAGGAATACCTGGCGCATGTCGGGCGCAGCGTGCTGGACGGCGCTCCGATTGGATCCGGGCGGTACCGCTATGGCAGCGGGGATTCGGCCTATCAGCATGTGCGCAATTTTCAGACAACCGTGCGTTCCCTGCGTAAGAAGGGTATGACGGATAACGAGATTGCGAAGCACATGCAGATGAACTCCTCTGAGTTCCGGGCAAAGATCTCCCAGAACAAGGAGCAGGTGAAGGCTTACGAAGTTGCCATGTGCAAAAAGCTGCGCGAAAAGGGCATGAGCACAACGGCAATTGCCAAGCGGCTGTACGGCGACGAGAAGAAAGAAAGCACCGTACGTAACCGGCTGAAGGAAGGCGCGGCGAGGCAGAACAAGATATTCGAGGCCACGACGCAGGCGCTGAAGGAAGAGCTGGAAAAGAACCGGATGCTGGATGTCGGACCGGGAACGGAGCTTGCGCTGGGCGTCAGCGCGACGAGACTGAAGAACGTGCTGACCCAGATGGAAAAGGAAGGCTATACTGTGCACCGGAAGATCGCCGTTGATCAGTATGGCAAGGCTACGAATCAGAAGACCACGATCAAGGTGCTGACTAAGGATGACGTATCTGACCGGGAGATCTACGACCATCTGGAAGAGATCAAGCCGGCAGGACTGAATTTATATTCAGACGATCGCGGAGAGAGCTTTAAGGCTCGTAAGGAACCGGAGGTCGTGCATACAGACCGGGTTTATATTAAGTATGCCGATGACTTCAACAGTGCTGAGGATGGCCGGCTCATGGACGGCGTGATCCAGATCAGGCGCGGTGTTCCGGATCTGAACATGGGTAACGCCAATTATGTGCAGGGGCGCATTCGTGTTGACAACAACCATTTCATGAAGGGAATGATCATCTACTCTGATGATATTCCGGAAGGCTATGATGTGGTCTACAACACGAACCGGAAAAAGGGCGCGCCGCTGTATAAACAGGAAGGATATATCGGAGACACGGTCTTCAAGAAGATGAAGGATGACCCGGCAAATCCTTTCGGAGCCAATATCAAATCGGACGATCCCGAGGATGGCCAGCTTGTACTGGGCGTTAACCGAACATGGAAAGACAAGGATGGCGTGGAACATGAATCTGCCATTCGGATTGTCAATGAGGAAGGTAACTGGAACGACTGGAGCCGGAACATCTCGGCACAGATGCTGTCCAAGCAACCATGGGCGTTGGCAAAGCGCCAGCTCGATCTGACATACGCCAGTAAAAGAGAACAGCTGGATGATATTCTATCGCTGACCAATCCTACCGTAAAGCAGAAGATGCTTGAGGACTTCGCGGATGGATGCGATTCAGATGCGGTGCATTTGAAAGCATACGGGTTTCCCGGACAGGCCGGCAAGGTGATCCTGCCGGTCACTACTATGCCCGATAATCAGATTTATGCACCAAGCTATGACAACGGGACACAGGTCGTATTGATTCGATATCCACATGCGAGCATCACGGAGATTCCGTCGCTGACGGTCAATAACAACCATAAAGATGCCAAAAAGATATTAGGGCAGGCGATCGATGCGGTCGGTATTTCGCCGAAAACCGCGCAGCAGCTGTCAGGCGCAGACTTTGATGGCGATACGGTGTATGTGATTCCGAACAACACGGGTGACATCAAGTTTGCCAAGCAGTATAAGGATCTGCAGGATTTTGACACCAAAGAAGCCTATCCTGGATATCCTGGCATGAAGGTGATCTCCCACCAGTATCAGCAGAAACAGATGGGCGTTGTGACCAATCTGATCACTGACATGACAGTGGCAGGAGCAACGTCAGAGGAACTCGTTCGGGCAATCAAGCATTCCATGGTTATCATCGATGCCGAGAAGCATCAGCTGGATTGGAAACGGTCCGAGCAGGAGAATGATATTCGTGGCTTGATCGAAAAGTATCAGGTGAAGCAAGACGGTTCTGTCGGCGGAGCAAGCACTTTGATATCCAGAGCGAAATCTACCACCTATCTGAATCAGCGTCGCTATAAGGGCATTGATCCGGAAACCGGAGAAAAGATTTACGAGGAAACCGGCAAGAAGAACTGGAAGGGCGAACTGATCACCGAGAAGTCTACTCAGATGGCCGATACGAAAGATGCACGCACATTGATATCTGGACATAACAGTCCGATTGAAAGGGTGTATGCAAATTATGCCAACCAGATGAAAGCGCTTGCCCTTGAAGCCCGTAAAGCATTGATTGCTACGGATAATCTGAAATATGATCCTGAAGCAAACAAGCATTATGCGGCGGAAGTGAAGAGTCTTGAAGCCAAACTGCGGGCGGCAAAGATGAATGCTCCGCTTGAACGCAAAGCATTGATATTGGCGAACGTGGCCGTTAAGCAGTACGTTTACGATAACCCCGCCATCAAGAATGACGGAGGTGCTCTGAAGAAGCTTAAAGGGCGAACGCTTAACCAGAAGCGGCTGGTAACTGGCGCTGTGAAACAGCGTGTTAAGTTTACAGACCGAGAATGGGAAGCGGTTCAGGCCGGTGC